CGACGCTCTAAAGTAGCAAAGATACGGTCAGGATTGCCATACTGACGAACAACACCCTCAACATCCTTGTCAGTAGCCTCAGGAGGTAATCCTGCAAGGGCTTGACGAAGCTGTTCTTCACGAAGATTTGCAGAAGTCAGCTTACCTTCTTCAGCAGCCAGGTTAGCAGTCTGAGCTTGCTGAGTAGCTACTTTGGCTGATTGCAGGCGTAAGTCTTGAGCCTTAGCAGCCACCTGCATAGCCATCTGAGGATCAGTAGCTTGAAGATCAGCAGCAATCTTGTCTAAAGCTTCAGCAGTAGTGGTTCCATATTTAGCGCCCAACTCACGAAGCTTAGTAGCACGAGCAACAGCAGGGTCTTGAACATCGACACCAAATAAACTCCCTACGCCCTGTCCAAGCTGTTGACCCGCTTGAGCGCCCATCATGTACAGACGCTGGTTAGGGGTCATCTGAGCTTGTTGCATCAGACGAGCACGTTGAATATCTTCAGGAGCAGTAAATAAACCTAAATCAGCCATGAATACTCCTTAGAGAAGACCTTTGATAAGTTGTGCGATAGGATCAGACAAACCAGCCACAGCACCTTGCAGAGCAGCCTGCTGAGCTTGCTGACCTTGCATGTACTGCTGAGCAGCCTGAGCACCTGCCTGAGCAGTCGAAGAGCCCAACGAAGCACCAGTAGACAGTGCTTTCAGAGCAGCATCTTCAATGTTCTGAGCTTGTGTCTGATAAGCAGTGAAAGGTTGCAGAGCAGAAGTCTGAAGACCATAACCAGCTTTAGCCAGATCAATACCGCCAGTCAGTAAGCCCTGACCGAACTGAGTCTGTGCTTGACCAGCCTGCATAGCATTAGCAGCCAACTGAGCATCTTGCTGAGCCAGGGCATTGTAGTATGCAGCCATCTGAGGGTTAGTAGCCATCAAACCTTGACCATCAGCAGTATAGCCTGCAGAGGTAGCACCTGTGGCTAAGCCTGTACGGCCTTGCTGGAACTGTTGATTCTGCAGTTGAGCCAGTTGCTGTTCACGGCCAGGAGCAAGAAGCTGTTGCTGCTTAGACATCCACTGCTGAGCAGCCTCTTGAGGAGTCTGAGCCAGATATCCTTGACCTAAGTTAAACAGGCCTTTGCCAGCTTCTGTAATGGCAGGTTGAAAGCCCTGAGCTTGCTGAGCCTGGGAAAGCTGACCACCAGCCAAACCAAGCAAGCCTTCACGCATAGCAGCCACATCAGGGGCAACTTGGTAGCCAGCGCCTGTCAGTTGACCTGTGGTAGGATCGTAAGTGAAACCTGACTTGCCGAAGCGAGTAGTAACACCCACAGGACGGAACTGAGACATTTGAGCAGCAGTGTTAGCTGCATTGGTGGCTTGGTTAGCTGTGTAGGCTGTGCCTAAGGCATTTAAACCACCGCTAAGGAGGTTAGTCCAATCAATAGCCATTAGTATGTACCTCCGTCAACGGTAGCGGTAAAGGTTCCAGAAACTGTCAAGTTAACTGCTGTGGCATTACCTGTCATGGCAGTGTTGTTAGCATCAGCTTTAGAGGAGATAGCAGAAGCAATGTTAGTGAATTCTGTATCAATCTCTGTGCCTTTGATGATCTTTGCAGGGTTGCCTGTTACCAAGCCATCCTTGACTGCAAAGTTGGTAGATTTGGTATAGTTACTCATCGAATCTTTCCTGTTTTAACGTATACATCAAGTTTCTGGATAGACAGAGGTTTAGCGTTAATATCAGTCTCAAAACCCAACTGAATAACCTTACCTGTACCACCAATATTAATAATCTTATTGTCGAACACAGTACCGCCATATTCTGCCAGAGCATACTCAGCGATGTTGTATTCTGCAATGGTTGCATTAGACAATGCGAACTGTCGGCTGTTCAAGATGTCGCTGTAGTCAAAGCCGAACTTCAACACAACACCATAGCCGCCACCGCCGACAACTGTAACGCCTACCTTCTTCATGATCTTAGTCACAGTAGCTTGACCAAAATCAAAGTAGTTAGTGTAATAACGCATACGGTATGTGTCTGTATTGTCTTTGTAAGTGTCATACAAAGCCACATAGCCTGCCTTACCCATGTATAAGGACTTAGAACGTGTGTAGCAGAAAGCTGTAGGAACTAAGCCATCCCACGTAGTAACACGATTAGCACCATTCTGGAGCGTAGTGCGCATATCAAAACAGTACACAATCTGACGAGCAGGGAAAGACAACAGATAGAAGGCTTCCTTGTCAGAGTACACAGCCTTGACTTCATCGGGATCTTCCA